CACCGGCATCGAAGGCGTTACGTCGAATACCCACGATGAAGGCGACATGATGAATCTTTACGAGGGCAACGTGTGGGGAGGGTCATGGACAGATCACACCCACGGCACGCATTTCCTGCTGACATGGTTCCGGAACGCAATGATCGGCACAAAATACGAGCCTGGAGCAGGGAACATCAACGCTACCTTCCAGTTTGAAGGCAACAACCGATTTATGAACGTGGTTGGAAACGTGTTGGGCGGCTTCTCGGGGATCACCGGCTATGAAGCCAACCTAGAGCCTACTTCAACTTGCGGGTCAACGGTCATTTTCGACCTGGGAGCGGCTGGCTGCAACAGCGGCACGGTCCTGACCACGGATACGAATGTGAAAAGAACGTTGATGCGCTGGGCCAATTGGGATTCGGTTACGAATGCAACGCGATATTGCAGCCCTGGCGATCCTGGATTTTCCAGCGCCCCATGTTCGAGTACGTCAGAGGTGCCAACGGGCATCACTAATTTTCCGAATGCGGACCCTTATCCCAGCGTAGGACATGCGCTGCCTGCGTCGTTCTATCTATCAGCGAAGCCTTCCTGGTGGCCATCGGGGAAACCCTGGCCCGCCATTGGCCCAGATGTTACTGGAGGAAACATCACCAGCGTTGGCGGTCATGCCTACACGAACCCAGCGGCGGACTGCTATCTAACGACAATGGGTGGCCCGACGAATGGTAGTGGTAATCCTCTCAGCAATTTCAACGCGGCGACCTGCTATGCCTCAAATTCGCCGACTGTCGTGGCACCAGCGACAAATCTTTTTGCGAAAGCACAATAAAGGAGAAATGCGATGAAACGAAGTTGGGTAGGAATAATTGGGATTTTCTTTTTGATTCCCGCACTGCTCTTGTTCTGGCCGCGCACGCAACAAGAAGTGCGGGCGCAGACTGTCCAGCATGGCGTCAACGTGACGTGGACGGCAGGCACCCCGACTGCTGGACAGGTCGCTGCTACCGGCTGGAAAGTTGAACGCTCGACCGTCACCGGAGGCCCGTACACGCAAGTCGGCGCAGTGACCGTAACCAACTACCTCGACACGACAGGCACGGCCGGAACGAAGTACTTCTATGTGATCGTAGGCACAGCGCCCGGAGCGATTGATGCCAACCCAAGCCTAGAAGCCAGTGCAACTTTTTTAGCACAAGCAGCGGCGGCGGTGTCTCCGGTTGCAACGGCACAGTAAGTCAATAGGAGGAAAAAGTGTCAACGATTCTGGCGCGAATCGGTTTCGCTTGGAGAGTTCTCATTGGCCGAGTTGATCTCGAAGGGCGATGCACGTTGGAGCATGTGCCCGCGGGCCATGTCGTGATCCAGGCTGATCAGCACGCAGCCCTCGAGAAGGCGGCAGCGGAATTGACCTTCGCACGCGGCTACATTTCGCGGGTAGAAGAGAAGAAGTACGTCGAAGGCGTAAAGGACACATTCGGTCTCACCTAAAATGGGCGTTCCGAAGACCAGCATCATTCCACGGCCAATGTCCCGGGCGGACTATGACGTTTTCATGTCGCCCTTGCCGCCGCTGAAGCCGACGGTCACTGATGGCGAAGCGCGCCGGCTGGATTATCCCGTCGGGTACAACATCTCGTACATGCCGCGGAGCTACGAGGGAATCTCCTTCGAGCAGTTGCGCATGCTGGCTGACACGGACTATCTGACCCGGACGTGCATCGAAACGCGCAAGGACCAGGTGTCGAAGCTGGTCGTTCACTTTGGGCTGAAGAAAGAGGACGTCGACGAGCCCGACTCGAAGGTAAAGAAGCGCAGCAAGAGTGACTCGCGCGTCGATGACGTTCGCAAGTTCTTCGACCGTCCTGACGGCGAACACGATTTCCACGAATGGATGAGGTTGTGGTTTGAGGATCAACTCGTGGCCGATTGCGCCAGTTTACTTGTCGGACGTGACCCAAAGTCGCAGAAGGTGACGCGGTTCGTTCCTACTGACGGCGGCACCATCGGCATCCGCCTCGGGCCGGACGGCACTACACCCAAAGCGCCCTTCACCGCCTATCAACAAATCGTGAAGGGCCAGATCCTCTGCGATCTGAACACGAATCAGTTGGTCTACATGCCGCGCAATCTGCGCACGCATCGCGTCTACGGCATGAGCCCGGTCGAGCAGATCATCTTTATGATCAACCTAGGCTTGCGGCGCGACGTTTCGCGCTTGGCCGAGTACACCTCGGGCACCATTCCCGATGCGATCGCGCAGGTTCCTCCCGACTGGTCCCCGGACCAGATCGAACGGTTCCAGCGGGCGTTCGACGCCGCCCTGGAAGGCAACCTGGCAGCCCGGCGCATGCTCCGGTTCATTCCGTCGCTGGGCGAAAAAGGGCCCGGGCAGATAACTTTCGCCAAGAAGGACATGCTGCTCGACCAATTCGAGGAGTGGCGTGCGCGTATCGTGGCATTCTGCTTCTCGCTGCCGCCTACGGCATTCGTCAAGATGATGAACCGGGCTAGCGGCCAGCAGCAGCAGCGCCAAGCGCTGGAAGAAGGCTTCGAGCCGTCAAAGGTCTGGATCCTCGAGAAGCTGAATTACCTGATCCAGGCTCCGCAATATCTGAACTTCCCTGACATTGAGGCATCCTTCGATGACGATGTTGAAGTTGATCCGCTGGTGCAGGCGCAAGTCGACAAAATCTACATAAGCTGTGGGAAAAGTTCCGTAGACGAACTCCGGATCCGCGACGGCGAGGAGCCGTGGGGCATTGGGCCGTTCATCCTGACTCAAACCGGGCCGATCATGCTGGACGACGTCAAGAGCGGTGACGGGCGCGTGAAACCGGGTGCGCCGAAGCCCATGCTGCCGCCAGCGAACGGAGCAAACGGCGGTGCACCGGGAGCCAAGACACCCCCCGCAAAGCCGCCCCTGAGCGAATCCAGGGCCAAATCCGCGGAGGTTGCGAACAAGTTCGCGGAAGCGCTGGCCAAAGCCGAAAAAAAAAAGATTGTGGTAACGACGGGGAAGCTGCCAGCGCGGGTTGAGAAGCGGATCGGCCGGCTGGCAGGGGTACTAGGACGCTTCCTGAAGAAGCAGGGCAAGGCTATTGCAGCGAAGGTGGCGGACCACTATGCGGAAGTCACCAAGACGGACGAGGACGAAATCGACCGCATCGTGCGCTCGATAGAGCTCGAATGGGACGCGATTGTTACTTCCTCGCAGTCGGCCATCGAGGAAACAGCCCAGGAAGTCGCACGCGATGTGCTGGTGGAAGTGGGTGTGACGGACAAGGCAGTGTTCGACCAGGTGAATCAGGCGGCAGTGGATTTTGCTCGGGACCGTGCCGCGGAGATGGTCGGCATGAAGTGGGACGGCGACACACTGATCGAGAATCCGAATCCGCGGTGGGCCATCACGGACACCACGCGGGACGCTCTGCGAGACACGGTGACACGGGCATTTGAGGACGGACTCGGACCCCAAGCGCTGGAAGATTCGATTGCGGACTCGTTTCAGTTTAGCGAAACGCGCGCGGAGATGATTGCACGGACGGAACTGGCAAAGGCGCAGATTCAGGGTGCGCTGCTGAGTGCAGCGAGTACTGGCATCGAGATGAAGAAGGCCAGCATCCTCGGGTCAATGCACGACGGAGACGACGAGTGTGACGATGCCGCAGACGACGGAGAGATTGATTTGGATGAGACATTTTCCACGGGAGACGACGGGCCACCTTACCATCCGAACTGCTGTTTACCAGGAACGCTTGTAGCGGCCTGTGACCGAGTCACGAAGCAGTTTCGCCGCAGGTTTCATGGGGAAGTGGCTGTCATTCGCGTCGCCAGCGGCGAGGAGCTTTCCATAACCAAAAATCACCCAGTTCTGACGGACCAAGGATGGGTCAATGCGGGTTGCCTCAAGAAGGGCGTGTACCTGGCTTATGCCGGTGAGCAGGTTCGCATGCTTATGTCGGTTAGCCCAAATCATAACTTGATGCCAGCCCTTGCGGAGGATGTATTTAGTGCGGCTTTGAAAGCGGGCGGCCTGGCGACCTGTTCCATGCCAGTCACCGCCGAAGATTTCCACGGCGACGGAACCGCCGACACCGAAGTCGAGATTGTACTTGCCGAGGGCACGCTGGAAAACAAAGGGCAGTTCCATCCGACTCAACATATCAGCGAAAACAGCCTCGGCTTCGCTCATGGGCGGGGGATGGCCTTCCCTAGTGTTCGCTCTTTTGTAGAGTTCTCTGAGCGAAGCCTTCCTCCCGCGAGCAGCATCGTTAGCGAAGGCAGCAATAAACTTTCTCTTGCCGGGAGACATGAGTCTGTAGGCTGCTGTTTGGCAGATTCCGATCTCCCTGATGGGCAGACCGAGGTCGTGGAATCGATTGCGAATAGTGCTGCTGTGCGCTCCGACCATCCGACCGAGATCAACCGTAGACTTTCCGGCCACATAGAGTTTGTAGAAATAACGGATGTCGGCGTCGCTGAATTTGACGGGCATGTGTACAACCTCCAGACTGACAGCTCATATTACCTTGCAAACGGCCTAATTGTACACAACTGCGTGTGCGATTTGGTGATCACTTACGCGGCAGAAGCTGAATGAGACAGCATCTCTGGATAAATGCTTGGAACTGGTTGCTTCCTTGGGGTCTGAGAGTGCGCTTGTACTACTGGATTTTCCCGAGGTTGGGGCGCAAGCAAGAAATGCTTGGAAGGCACTCTTTCTGGCATGACTGGTTTCATTTGATAGACCAATGATGACGGTCGAACAGTTGGCGGGTCGCATTCACGCCATCGTGCATGAAGTGTGCGGCACGGTCGAAACCTGTGACGCGCATCCCGGGGAAGTGACCGATCTGGAAGCCGAGGAAATCATGCGGCGCGTGGGAAAGATTTTGACGGGCGAGGCGCGCAAGAACTTCAAACCTGCGGAAGTTATCGAGAAGCCGATTGTCACAGGGAGTTCGGCGGGAGTCAGAACTGTGACACGCAGGCGTGGTGGAATCAGCGTCAAATAAAACCATGCCCTATTCATCGATCAGCGAAGTTCCCTCCTACGTTCCGCAGGAGAAGCGAAAGCAATGGCTGGATGTGTGGAACAGCGAGTACGAGAAGCATGGGGACGAGAGCAGGGCATTTGCCTCAGCGAACTCTGTAACAGGGACCAAATCGAAGGAGAAATTTATGCGCATCGAATTTCGCAAGTTTATCCCACTGGTCAAGGTGGACCTGGAAAAGCGCGAGATCCACGGCATCATGGCCGAAGAGGTCGAAGACAAGGCCGGCGAAACATTCGACTACTTGACCTCGAAGCCCTACATCCGCAAATGGAGCGAAGGGATCGAAAAGGCCAGTGACGGCAAGAGCCTGGGCAACGTGCGCGTAATGCACGGCTCCGTGGCTGCAGGCAAAGTCGTCGCGTTGGAGTTCGACGATGTAAACAAAAAGATTCCTGTTGTCGTTAAGGTCGTGGACGACAACGAATGGGCAAAAGTCCAAGAGGGCGTCTATACGGGATTCTCTCTGGGCGGCCGTTACGTCCGCAAGTGGACGGACGGAGACACGACCCGTTACACCGCATCGACTGCCGAACTGTCCATTGTGGACAATCCCTGCATGTATGGCGCGACGTTCACCGCCATCAAAGCCGACGGCAGCGAAGAGATGCGGAAGTTCGTCGGGATGAAGAAGGCAGCGAAAACAAAGACCGTGAGCGGCGAAGAACTGCACGCCTCGGACTTCGCGCACGTTGGCGACCCGGAAGATACCTCGACCTGGAAGCTACCCATCCACGACGCATCGCACGTTCGCAACGCGCTCGCGCGGTTCAATCAGACGCAGGGAATGAGCGAGGAAGAGAAGAAAGCGGCGAAGGCGAAGATTGACGCGAAAGCGAAGTCGTTCGGCGTCGAGGTGTCGAGCGAAAAGGTTGCAAAGTCTTTGTGGGATGTTGGCCGCATGGCCGACCTCCTGCAAACCATCTACTCCGTCCAGACCTGCCTTGAA